GGTTGCTTCCGCTTCAGCCAGGATTGATTCCGCGACACGGATACGGGCTTCCTCTTCTTCCGTTTTCGCGTCGTTCAGTTCGCGTAACGCTTCCTGATATTCATCCGTACTTTCAGCGGCACCGTTCAAGATACGGTTCATCACATCCTGGGCTACGGCCTCTTCAATGGTGGCATCACGCAAATCTTCTGTCTGCCTGGTCACCGCTTCCTTCGCTTCTTCAAGGTTGCGTTCCGCTTCCGCAATCTCATCCGCTGTGGCCTTACGGTTTATCTCGTTGTTGAGCGCGAGTTCCGCGTCCTTGACGCGTTGAACCGATTCGCTGACACCGAGTTTCGCTTCAGCCAGGGCAATCTCAGCGCGGCGAATCTGTACGGCTGACGCTTCAGGGTCAAGGCGCAATGCCGCGAGTTCCGCTTCCGCTTCCGTAACCGCGAAGTTCGCTTCTTCCACCGCGTACTTAGAACGCTCAAGGTTGCGTTCAGCGTCCGCGACATCTTCAGGGTCAGAAGTGATATCACGCAACTTCTGTAGTTCTTGTTCCGCTTCCTTGACGCTCAGCACGGCATCGCGTTGCGACATGGTTGCGTCACGCACTCGGCGCTGGGCTTCCTCATACTGCCTGGTTGCGGTGGTCGCTTCCTTGCTGTCGCGTGGGAATCCCTTCACAACTTTATTGAAGTATTCTTGAGCCTTCCGAGCGTTGTCGGTGGCCTGAGTCATTGACTTCTCTGCGGCCTCGCGTGACCTGGTCGCTGACGAGAGTGAGCGTTGCGCGTCATAGTTACCCTTCAACGCGGATGTGTAATCAGATAGGCGTTCCTCAGCAGTCTTGAGTTCCTTCGCCGCGCCACTCGCCCTGTTCCGTGATTCTTCAACCTTCTTATTCCATTCCTCAATCGCACCAGCAGATGAGAGCCTGGCCTTGAACTCTCGCTGAGTCGTTGCTTCTAGGCGCGCCATCGCGCCCGTGAACGCGATAGTTGGCGTGGCCTGAACCGCACCATTGAACGCTTCCTGCGCGGCGCGAGCCTTATTCAAGCGCGACTCATACCTGGCGATTGCGTCACTCAAATCTTGATAAGCACGGCTCGTCGGGTCGGTGACCGCGAGTTGTGCCTTCAATCCATCAATAATCTTCTGAGCCAGGTTCGGGTCTTGGTCAAGGAACTTCTCAAACGCCTCATCAGCAGATTCAATATTTACCTTGATGCCATCAACCACGAATTGAAAGTCACGGCCAAATTCTCTAATGGGGTCTTCTAGGCGTAGTTGGTCTTGAATGGTTCGCGCTGTCTTGATAAACGCTTCAGCAACTTCTTTGGTGCTTTGCTTGCTGTTGGAAGACATACCGCCAACAGCGATAATCATTTCTTCGCTGGCAATCTTTATCTTCTGCGACATCCCCATCGCGCTGTTACCGATTGAGAAGAACACCTGCGCCAAGCCGACAGCGGCAAACGCCTTACCGACACCTTGAACCGTCTTACCAACCTTCGTTAGTTGGCCATCCGCGTCCTTCAACGCGAGCACCGCCTTCACGGTGTCAATCGCCATCAACTTCTGGTAAGTGGTGTAAATCTTCGTGACCGCCGCTACCGCGATAAGGCCAGCAGACAGCGTTGCCAACACGCCAGCCAGCGCCAAGAACGCGGTACGGTTCTTGTCAGCGAACGACGCGAGCGCGCTGAACACGGGAACGATGGCTTCCACTATCGGTAGGAGCGCGGCACCGAAACTTTCTTGTAGTTCACCAACCTGGTTCTTCAACCGTTGAAGTTGCCCAGCGGTGGTCTCGCCCATCGCTTCCGCGGAACCACCGAAGGTCGCAGTCAGTTCCTTGAAAATCTGGTCAAGGCTTTGCCCTTCCTTGATGTTGTCACGCAACATCGGGCTGAGCATCTGGAGAGCGCGATAGTTACCCGTATGCGCCCGTGCCAAAGCGGAAGACACTTCCACGAGGCCTTGGCCTGTCGCGGCAGAAATATCCATCGCGAGTTTCAGCGAGTGCTGAGCCGTGCCTAGGTCACCTGTCGTTCTGACGAGCGCTTCCAACGCTGGCCGCATCTCGCTATCCGTGAATGTTGAGGTCGCGGAGAGGCTCTTGATGTATTCCTCATTCGCCGCAATCTGTTCATTCGTCGCGCCTGTGGTATTACGAAGCGTCAGCGCAAGTTTCTCTTGTTCCTGCTGGTCTTCAATCGCGGCCTTGACCGCCAGGCCAGCCGCCGCTGTCAATCCAGCGAGCGCCGCCGCCGCTGGTAACGCGGCCTTCTGAATCGCGAACTGAGCCTTCTGGCTCGTTGTCTCAAGTTTCTTGAACTCTTCAATCGCCTTCTTGATGCCTGAGCCATCAAACGCTGAAATGATATCTACGCCGAGTGCCATGACTATTCCGCCTTACCGCGAACCAGGCGCGCACGGATACGCGAGTTCTGTGCCTTGATGCTCAACGCCACCGACTTCTCAACCATCGGCAGATGCTTCTTCGTGTATGGGTACATGATGCGCGAACGCTTCCCGTCACCACGCGACTTAGTGCGTAGGTGCTTATCAAGGTTATGGATAAATCGTTCGCCAGCCTCATTCTTGAAGGCGGAACCAGCCACATCATAAACCTGGCCAGCCGCGTTCATCTGCTGAAGCCGCAAGATACCAACCGTACGGAACCGTGCGCCTTGAAATCCCTTCGGGCGTGGCACCACGGCCTTCACGCCTCGCCGTACATTCATCGCGTTATAGCCAGGCATACGCGCCTTACCGCGGCGCCGATTCGTTTCATGCCAGAACTCCAACGGTGGCTTCCCAGGGAACGCTGAACCAACCGCGGTAGCGATAGGAGCCGCTGACTGAACGAGCGCCTTGGTCACTTCCTTATATAAATCTTTATCGTAAGAACGCAAGTCATCAAGCAACGACTTCAACATCGTGGCATCTACCTTGATATTCCAATGGTATTTGCTAGACAACTCCGCCATAACCGCCCATCTTAGTGCTTCCTACGATTCATCTTCTCCGCTCGCCATTGCAGATAAGAGAACATCGCGGCAATCATCTCATCGCCAGCGTCAAGAAGTAGTTGTGGCGCTATCCCTGTTTCGCAAGCAAGTCCAGCGATTTGCCAATGCGCTGATTCGCGTTCAGCGACTAAGCCTGGGCTTTTCCCTCGTCGCGCACCTCAACGGCCTCAACGGTTGATACCCAATCAGGTTCAAACTTCAAGTTCGTTCCACCGCGTCGCTTCTCGCTATGCCACGCCAACCATGCGAGGTCAGTCAGTTGCATATCGGCCTCAAGTTTCACGACGCTACGGCGACGCTCTTTCTCAAAGGCTATGAAGTCAGGGAACAACGCGTCCACATCAGCGGTCTGCCCGTTGATGAACTTGACTTTCAACTCAATCTTCATATCACTCCTCCTATCGGTTATTGAAGATGATTACGAGAGGCTCTTGGTAAGCGTTCCGCCCGTGAAGGTCAGCGTAATCGGTGAAGTGGAACCGACATCGCCAGCCGCAATCGGCGTGTGCGAAGCCAGGTAAGCACCCACGATTGAGTAGCCAGGGTTAGTTGCCGAAGTGGCGACACCCTTTTGTGGCTTCAGCGAGATGCTGGTGGTGGTTCCGACGAGTGGGAAGATGGTCGCTTCAACTTCCGAAGCATCAAAGTCCTGGTACAGGGTGACTTCAACGGTGTTGTTCTGGATACCACCGACGAACGCACGGTTGCCGCCCATTACGGTTGCGTCTTGCTGCTCAACTTCGTAGGTCAGCGTGACTGCGTTTGAACGGTCACTCAAATCTACATCGTTGATGAGAATCTGAACATTCTTGAACGCGATGATGGCCATGTCTTATTCCTCAACCTTCGGTTGTTTGTCGTTGTCTTTCTTACTGAACTTGCTACCGACTTCAGCGATGTGGCCGCCGCTAAGTAGCGCCTCCACATTAGCACCTGCGAGGTCATCTTCGCTCACGGTTGCGCCTGCTGAGAAGTTCGCGAGTCTGCTTGAAATCACCTTGAACTGTTTCATGCCGTACATCTTAGCCGTTCACAGTCACTTGTGTTGCTATCTGAAGGAATTCTGCATCACCCTGGCTGACTGAAGTGATATCAGTTGATGAGGCAACCGTAAGGCTTTGCGCCACGCCACCGAGAGTCTCATCGGCTTCAATCGCGGCGCGTAGCGACTTCGCGCCAGAGAACGCCAAATAGTCATCAAGGTCTTGATTCGCCCTATCATCCGTGTACCTACCAACGATTACATACACGACGCAATCAAAGACCACGAGGCCGCCGCCCATCGCACGGTGGTAGTTCACCTGGTTGATGACAGGGAAGGCGATAGGTGGATTGATTTGTGATGGCTGATACGAGAAGGTTCGCAAACCTGAGATAGTGGCCAGGCGATTCTTCAGGCCTGTCAAGACCTGCGTTGCGGTAGCGGCCATCAGCCGATACCCATCTTCACATAACGATTCAAGAAGTCACGCACATCAGGGTCAACGGCTCGCACCTGAAGCGCCATATCACCGAAGCCAACCACGCCGAGAGCCGCGTTATACCTCGCGAATCCACGCGCCGCCAACAGCACACACGCTTCACGCACATCATCAGGGATTGACGGATAACCCCACACGCCAGTCACGCTCACGCCAGGCAACGGTGGAACCGTGAAAATAGGGAATGTCTTACCGCCTACTGCGGTGATACGGAAGTACGGAATACCGAGAAGGTTCGCGTCGTATGGTTCAAGCGAGTAATCCGTGCCAGCAGTCCACACGGTGCTGAAGGTTTGGTCACCAGCGTCATCCGTAGCCAGGGTCGTGACTGATACCAAATCATCACGCAAGAACACCGCTTGAATATCGCGAGCGAACAGTTTTACCGTAGCGTTTTGCTGATAGAAGTATCTACCGCAGTAACCATCAATACGGCGTGAAGCGCCTTCAATTGCGTTCTCAAGAAGCGTGTTATCCGTGTTATCGGTGATACGCAACGCCGCCTTGAGTTCATTCAAGGTGCAGTAACCGTTCGTGATAGCCATCAGCGACTCTCAGTCTTCTTGCGCCGCTTGCCTTTCGTAACGGTGGCTGTTTCTACTTCTGGTTCAACTGCCGCGAGTTCACGCACCCCGAGGCCAGCCAACACTTCATCAATGGCCGCTACACGATTGTGGAGGCCACGACGCAGGTAACCGAGCCGTTCCTGCTTCAACGAATGTATGAGTGTTGCGCGCTTGTCCATGAGAACCTCCGACCTGAGATAATACCGCAACGCGGCACCCCACCCTCATCAGGTGAAAGTGCCGCGCTGTTGGTAGGCGATTAGAAGGTTGGTGCCGCGAGGCCAGAGCCGATGATTTCAGCCCACGACTTCGGGTAACGGCGAACCGTCACGGCCGAGTAGCCATAGACAATCATCTGGACATCAAGTTCTGCACCCTTTGGTTGCTCAAAGCGGAGCATCATCGGGGAGCCATCGCCTTCTTCCCACAGGTGGAGTTCCTGCGTGTTACCGATGTAGATGGCATCCTGGTCACCGTTGAGGTTCGTAGGAACATTCGCGTCAGTCAAGACAGGCAATCCTGCGATGCTGTAACCGCTGTTGCCGTACACCACCGAGGAAGCGCCCGTCGCAACTGCGTTGAATGGACCATTCGGTGTCGGTACTGCGAGTGGGCGGTTGCTGTTGTCCAGCGCGGCCAAGATGAAGGCCAGGCGGCGAGGGTGCATCACGATGATGTTCGGACCAGCGAAGAACGAGGTCTGAATCTTCTGGATGGCATCCAGCAACTTCGGGTACAACTCACCGACGCTTGGTGAAGCATCCGTGTAGGTCACGGAGTTGCCGTTGCCGACCTTCACTTCATCCACGACTGCCGCATCCAGCGTCGTGTGGTATGCGCTAACCAGGTCAGCCATCACCAACGAGTCAATGCCCGTGCCACGCTCAAGAGCCTGACGCGAAACATTCTGCTGGCCAGCGTAGGTCTTGACATCAATGGTCAAGAGCGTGTCATCCATGTTGGTTTCGGACACTGCTGCGCCTTCGGTCTGCGCGGCCACGGACGAACCCGTGGTAACTCGCGAGATGTTCAGCGTGAGGCCAGCCGCAGGCAGAGCATGCTTACGAGCGGCATCAGCGAGTGGGCGGCCAGCGCGTGCGAAAGGTGCGGCCAGATTGGTCAAGTATTGCGGCACGACGAGGCCAGCGAAGTTCGCGCTGGTGACATCACGACGCTCAACGCGCTCTTCGTTCATGTGGCGCGAAAGGCGCTCAGCGGCCGAGAAGTCGTTGTTGAACTGCGCGGCGTAAGCATCACGAATGAACGAGTGCTTGCTGTCAGCGGAGTAGGTGCGTGGCTCAGACTTGACCACTGCTACTGCGGTGTCAATCTTGGTCTCGGCGCGCACTTCCGCGGCATGGGCGGAACGCTCTTCAAGTTCCTTGTGCTTGCGAATCTGCTCGTCAAGTTCCTTGACCTCTTCAAGTTTCTCGCTCACCATCTTGTCTTCTTCTGGTGACAGTTCGCGCTTCAATTCCTGCGCGGTGGTAACGATGGACTCGGCCATTTCAAGTGCCTTGCCACGCTTGCTGATGAGTGTCTCTGAGTATTTCATTTGCGCTCCCGAAGGTTCGTAGTTGTGATGGAACAGTGTTGGCTGAGATTCGCTACGGCTGTTTATGTTTCGCGATTAGCACCTGGTTCTTACGAAGCAGGGTGGTATTCGCGACTTCAACAATAGCCGTTTCATTACGGCTTCGCAACTCGGCAACCGTTTCCTCATACGCTGGGAAGGTCACGATGGAGACATCAAACAGTTGAACTTCTTTCAACTCGCGAACGCTACGGTCAGAGTTATAGGAATCCTTGACGGTTCGGAACGCGAACGACATCTGCGACAGGTCACCGCGGCGCATGGCCGACAGCACTCGCATGGCGTCTGGATTCGCTGGGTCAAGTTCTGCCTCAACGCGGAGGCCACGCTCATCTTCCTCTAACGCCAGGGTGCCAGACTTGGTGCGAGCCAGGGGAACGCCTTCATGGTCAATCAGCAGGCGCACATCAGCGCCATCATTCAAGGTCTTGGAGAACGCGCCACGACGCACATACTCAATGAACGGCATCGGCTCGCTAGGTGAATCAAAGACAGCGGCATAACCAATGAGTGTGTTCTTATCTTCAAGAGCGCGTAATTCAAGGTTCGTGTAAGCAACTGAACGGCCATCACGCTCACGAGAAACCCAACCAGCGTGACGAACTTCCACATCCTGTGATTGAACGGAACGCTCATCCTTCTCGACAGGCTTCAGTTTGGTGTCTTTGGAATAGACGAACTTCTTCTTACTCATGGTGTGAGCCTAACAGAATACCAGGCATGATGTTCATCATTCGCCATACTCAACGACAACATGGCGTTCATCGCGTATGCCGACCAACCTCATTTGGCCTGGCAGGAGAATCAACTCAGATTCTTGATAGTTGTATGACATAGTGCTAACCGCCAGGCCAGAAGTGCCTGCAGGCAAACGCATCTCAATCACTATCTCATCAGGCCTGTCAGCGAAGTCATCAGCGACCTGTTCCCTGAAAGAGGTACTAATGAAGGCATCATCTTGAAACGATTCTCCGAGTTTGAGTTCTAATTCTCCAATGCTGTTTACGCCGAAAGTTTGCAGGCTGGCACCACGATAAACGAGTTGTGCATTTGATAGGGATGGCGCATCCGCGATAGTTGCTTCTAATCTATTTATCGTTTCTTCAAGTTCGTCATCAGGGTTGGTGAACCGACTTTCCCTCATGTAATCATTTATAAGTTCAAACTCTGAACCCGTATATAAGTCAATGGCTTGAAGTTGGTCTTCTGATAAGTCTGCGACATAGTCGGCTTGTCGGTCAATGACTTTGCTCTCATCAATTCTGGCTGAATCACCCGTACCAGCCTCAACATCAAGCCACTCATCAGGTGTGTCATCACCATCATCTGGCAACATCATCGTGTTGAAATCTTCTTCAAACTCCTCATCATCATCACTTCCGCCACCACCTGAACCAAATTTGCCGTCTGGGTCGCGCGGCTGATTCTCGTCGTAACGCTTCTCTTCATCAAGCCTCGCTACGAGGCGTTCAGCGTAAGCCTGGGCGCGGCGCGCTGAAGCCTTACTACTACCGCCACCCCACAACAACATCGCCACAAGGCCAGCCGTAATCTCATCACCCTGAACAGCGTCAAGGTCAACGATATGGCGCGCTATCCACGGTGCTATGCGACGCCACTTATCTTCAGATAACGCCACTCCTTCAGCCATCTTCCTCGCGTCTTCAACTGTTTGCGGCTTCAAGCCATCGCCGCTGAAACCTTCTTCGTGTAAACGGAGGCCACGCCTCGCGGAAGCCTTCATGAACGCTGGGGCAATCAGGTTCACGGCCTGTCGCGATTCTGCATCATCGCTTTCACTAACGCTTGATGACTGTTCTCCATCTTGGTAAGCGGCCTCTACTGCGACCATGTGCGCAATCGCATCTGCTCGCGTCGTGTGGCAACCGCCAGGTATAGGTGTGTTCTCGCCTTCTTTGACTACTGCCCAGCCTAAACAGCCATTCGCGGAATCGGTAACGGTGTACGGCACTTCTAGTCCACATCAGGTGTCAAGATACGCAAGTCTGCGGAACCGACCTGGGATGTGACGATTGCGTACATCTTCTGTTTGATTGGCAGAAAGAACTCATGTGGAGCGCTGTGCTTTTCTAGCGGCATACCGTTGCTTGTGCTGACGGTGCTATCACCGACATAAATCGTGGCGCTATCGACAATTTGTAGATAGATGTACCGATTCTGGTCATCTCCGTTCACGACAAGTGTTGGCGTTGTGCCTACGGTTACTTGAGTTGTTTTCATCGTTCTGGTGGTACTGCGTCAATGCCTGCTGGAGGCGTGGTGGCTGGGGTCATAAATGTATCTCCACCTTCATACGGTTCGCGGTTCTCTTGCTGTCGCGCTTCGTTCGGTGAAAGTGTTCCAGACAAGATTTGTGTTCGCTGGGCGTTCACCCTGGTCGTAAGGTCGGCGCGCATAAACTCATCAGCGTTGAACCGAACCTTCTGCGTAAGTGGAAGCATCTCGCTAATCGCGTCTTCAATGCGTCGCATCCACGGCAGAAGCGTGTAGCGAACGAAGTTGATACCAGCCTGCTCAACATTCTGATAGGTCTGCGAGTCACCACCCGAACCGAGAATCAGGTGAAGTGGAATACGGTAGGCGCGAGCGATGTCTCGGATGATGCTTTCACGATGTTGAATCATTTGCATATCGGAAGCGCTCGTGGTGATACTGCGCCACTTCAATCCGCCTGTGAGGACTGCTGGCCTGCGGCGCTTGTAATGGGAGTCTTCCCAGGTTTGACGCATGAGGTCTGCTTGGTCTGGCGTGATGCGTTGGTCTGTTTCAAGAACGGATGATGGTGTCGCGCCTTCGCCGTAGAACTGCGCCAGGAACCTATCCATAGCGATACCCATACCGACTGTGTTGCGTTGAATCTCAAGCGGTGAAAGGCCGCGTGTACGGCCAGGGAACAACAGCCAATGGATGGAACGAATCTCGTTCGCGCTGTATTCCTGCCTGTTGATTTCGTAGGTGAGCGTTCCGTCAGCGTCATCAACCAAATCTTTGACTTGGCCAGGGTGAATGTTCTTCATTTCTGGTGGGAGTTCACCTGGTCGGCGTGGCGCGTAGATGTATGCGCAACCGTGAAGTGCCAACATCAAGACGGTTTGATGAATGAAGTCAAACATCGTCTGATAGTCATTCGGCTTGATGAGAACTGATGGTGTTGGCAGGCGTTCGGTGCGGCCACCACGCTCACGCAATAGTTCCAGCGGCATGACTGCGATGGAATCAGCCAGAAGTGTCACCGCCGCGGTCAAGGCGCTATGCGCGAAAGCCGTATTCTCATTCACCAACTCACCTGAGTAGTTATTGAAGAGTGGGCGAGCCGTAATCTGGTACGGGTCAATGTTCAACGGGAGTGCGCGCTTCTCAGTTCTCTTGAAGATGCTCATGCCGTTAGGTATCCAATTCCGATGAGTGCCAGGCCACCGACCACTATTCCAGCAGTCAGCGACCATGATGTTACACCAATCACGACCAATAGTGCGCCGATTACCTCAAGGCCTGTGGTTATCGCCGCCCGATTGAACCAGGTTCGCCACGGTTTCACCATAGGTTGATAACCATCGGTGCGTCATCGGCTGGTTGTTGTCTGCGTGTTGCTCTATCCACGGCCATAACCATAGCGATACAAGCGTCAATCTTGCGCTTGCTCTTGCCTTTACTCAATCGCCATCCCGTATCGGTCATGCGTTGCGCAGCGGAGAGAACCTGGTCGGTGAATGTTGGTAGGCCATCGTGCGCGAGTTTGCCTTGAACTATCAGTTCATAGGTTTGGCCGCAGGCTGGAACCATTCGTTGCCCCGTTTGTGGGAACTCACTCATCGGTAATCCTTCGTCAATCAAGATTTCTGCTGAACGCTGGAAGTAGGCAGGGTCAAACGCGAACTCCGTAACCCGATACTTCAAGTGAACTTCGCGTAGGTAGGCCTCAATCTCGGACACATCAACGCCTTCATCCTTTGGTTGCCAGATACGGGCGCGCACCACAACGCGGTCAGCCTGTGGTTGTGCTATCGCTACGGCGATGCTGTCGTGCTTCAACGCCATGTCAATGCCAACCCAGACAGGTAGTTCTTGGTCAAGGTCAAGGTCGCTGACGCACCGTTCCCACGCGCCAGCAGGTAGCCACGATTCCTGTGTGCGTACCCATTGGTTCAAGCGCCATCGCCTGAACGCTGATTCGGTGGTTTGCTTCGTGGCGGTATCCATGTCATCAGGGTCAAGGAGGCCTTCCGCGATGTTCGGATTCGCTCTCTTCCAGGCAGTCTTGTCTTTGATATCGCAATCAGCGGCGGCTTCCCACCACCAGAACCCGAACGACTCATCCTCAACCTCACCTTGCGCGCATTGCTTCCCGTAGTGGTACAAGCGACCAGCCAAAGTGTCCAGGTCGTAGCCAGCGGTAGTAATCGCAACGACGAGTGGTTCAAGGCGCGCACCAGAACCGAGCGTCATCTGGTCAAACAGTTCGCTGTCACCCTGGTTCCATAACTCATCAAAGAGAACCATTGACGGATT